GCGGACACTATCATGCGGAGCATGATGGTACGTTGTGGATGGCTCACGACGGCTTCGTGTGGGAAAAATATGAGACGCAGGAAGCTGCCAAAGCTGCAGCGCAGGCCGACCATGAACAGCGCATCCGTTCCGCATTGGTCACCACGCCGCAACCGGCTGCTGTGAGCGAAGAGCCCGGTATCGTCGAGTTGGCAGATCACGGTCTGATCGGGCAAATGCTCGTCAACACGCCATTCTATGGTCCTGTCGCCACCATCACCTCGCACTGCGGGGCGCTTCAGGACAGCCCAACCGCTGCGGAGGTGTACGACATCGCCGGCTGCATTTCGCAACAGTGCATGGAATTGGCAAAATCCCTCCGCCGCGAAGCGCCAGCACCAGCGGAGGGGAAAGGAACGAGCGTGACCGAAGATCAGATCAAGCACATGGTGGACCGCTTCCTCGGCTGGAAGCTGCCAGAGAACTTCAACCCTGATGGCGGCGTGAGCTTTAAGCGGCTGGAAAATCGACACCACCATCCAGACGCACCGCCGTTCTATCCGATGCCATCCGGCACCAACCTGCTCGATGCAACGCAGGCGACTGAAATGGTGCGCTACATGATCGACGGTTTGCCCGCCCGCCCCGAAACCGCAGAGGCGCGGTTGAGGGAGGCGTTGGACCTGTTGCAACTTCAACAGCGGGGCCGAGCCAAAGCGCTCCGTTTGCTGGATCAACAATGCGAAGTATCCGATCCAGCGACGCTGGCGCAGGCCGATGCTTGCGAGGAATGCGGGAACGAATTGAAGCAAGCCCTGTCCACCGGAGACGAGGCGAAGGAATCTGAGGGCGGCTGCATCTGCCAAGACCAACACCGACGAGGCTATTGCACGGAGCCAGGGTGTCCATATGCCGTTCGCCCCTCAGAGCCATCCCCACCAGCCGACGCCATCCTCGCCGCTCTCGACGAAAACTACAAAAACCCAAACAAAGCTTGACATCCCATCACCCCTATGCTACAATAAGCCATAATCAAGGAAACCGACGAATGACTACTGAAGAAGAATATCTCAAAGCCGCCGATGAACTTCGAGAATATTTCAAAATCAACGCTGTGCCCAACGATCTCGCCGCCGGAGGAATGTGTATCCTCATCGGTCAAATGCTCGGCGAGAACGCTTCCAGTCGCGACAGTTTGGACTTCGGTCTCATGCTCCACAAAGCCTTAATCGACACAACCGCTGCTTTATCTTTCCAATCCACCCAAGCCAAGTCAAAGTCCGAGGCCACTTCATGAAACAACCCGGACCCAAAATTCTCAAATTCTTCCAAACCCTCAACCAACCACCAAGGAGCCCCGCTGATGGCACAAATCGGAGACCCAATCCGTCGACACACAGTAATCCCCCTGACCGAGCCGATTCCACAGACCGCGCCGGAACCATCGATTTCACCAGTGCCCAATGGACCCTCCTCCCCATCACATTCCCCGAACCCAAATCCCCAACCATCCCATACGCCGGAGTTAGAACCGGCGAAATAATCGGCTGGAGGTATTGGAACGTCTATAACGATCCACAAACTGGCGAACAAATCCTTGGCTCGGTAGCCCATTATGAAACTTGGGCTCCGGGCGAGGTTAAGTATGGAAACATAAACAGGCTCGTCACTAATGGGGGGATGATCTATCCTATTCTTGGTGGAGTATATTCCTTTCGAGACGCTATACTCGTGAAAGTCGAAGTGGAAGATGTAGTAAGAGAGCTTGAAAGATATTTTCCTGATCTTCCAATTCCAATTTACTACGATTTTTCATATACACCTTCCCTTTGCCTCGGTATCGCCATCGGCACCGTCAAGTGTTGGGGCGAAGTTGTGGAACACATTTTTGGCTATCGCGCCGAATACGCCAAAATCAACTCCATCGACAACGTATTCGGCAAAGTCTCCCTCGACGACCTCCGACGAAAGTATCTCCCATGATCGACGAAAAAGAACCCGTTCGAGTTGATGTCAACAAAGCCAGAGCCATGCTCGCCCTTCTTGTTCAAATCACCGATGGACCGCAAGAAGGATTTGCATTGCTAATGGCCGTGCTTTACGAGTTCAACTTCACCCTCGTCACCAACCCCGTCACCCTCGACGAACTCGCCAACGATGTCGCCCATTCCATCCGCACTATGAAAGAGGGCCACACTCAATGACCCACCCACTCACCGACGAACAAATCTCCATCCTCGGCTTGGCCCACACCACCACATCCAACCTGATGATCAACTCCTACGCTGGTACGGGCAAAACCTTCACCCTCGAACAAATCGAGCGCGGAGCGAAGCAAAACCCAATCCTCTACCTCGTATTCAACCGCCGCAACGCCGACGAGGCCAAGGACCGAATGCTTGGTTCAACCGCAGTTCGTACCTTCAACTCCCTTGGCCATCGCGTTTGGGCCTCAACCATTACCCCATCCCTCAAGCTCGAAACCAAGAAAACCTACAACCTGTTCAAGGAGATCGCCGATGAAGTCAAAGGCGAAGCGGCAAGGGAAATCTGGGCCTCGTGGGAACAAGTCAAATTCGGAGTCGATATCGCCAAAGCCTTGGGCTATGTCCCTGAGCGGCTGCACTCGAATGCGCAGAGCCTTATTTCCAAGCGCGCGCTTCATAACCACTTCGATGAAGAACCGGACGATCTCACGAGTGACTTGGTTGATACAATCTTGGGACGTGGGATTAAGCTATCATACGACGGGATCATCGATTATAACGATCAGATTTACATGCCCTCATTGTTCGGCGGTGCATTCCCTCGCTTTCCGCTCACCCTCGTCGATGAATACCAAGACCTCAATCCCATCAACCACCATATGATTGAGAAGCTCGTTGGCAAACGGCGAATAATCGGCGTTGGTGATCCGAACCAAAACATCTACGGCTTTCGCGGCGCCAAGATCAATGGCATGGAGGACGCGGCTGATTTCTACTCAATGTCCCCCGCCGAACTCTCTGTCAGCTTTCGTTGCCCCGAAGCTATCGTCGCCAATGTTCGCTGGCACGTGCCAAATTTCAAATCCAGTCGCCCGGGAGGTCATGTTGAAATCCTTACTTCCCTCGATCCTAATTCTCTGCGCGATGACGCAACTTTTCTTTGCCGTCTTAACGCGCCGCTTTTCTCGTTGGCCATGCGCCTTCTCTCTATTGGCCGTGGGGTTCGCATTGTTGGCAGCGATATTGGCCCACGACTACTCTCAATCATGCGAAAGCTTGGGAATGAAAGTCTGGACCGACAGGGGATGCTAGATGCCATCGACGAATGGCTCGAATTCAAACTTGCCCGAGATTCCAAAACCGCCGAAGATACCGCGGCATGTATGCGGGTGTTCGCGCGTCAGGGCTCAAACCTTGGTCAAGCCATTGCCTACGCGGACCACCTGTTCAAACAACATGGTTCAATCCAACTCCTCACCGGCCACAAATCCAAGGGCCTCGAATTCCCTCTGGTCTATCACCTTGATCCGCATCTAATCGGTGAGGGCCGTCAGGACAAAAACATCCGCTACGTCATCGGCACCCGATCCTCCAACGAATACTATGAAATCCGCTCGGACGAAATTCAATGGTAGCATCCAATCGCGGCATCCTCTGTGGTAAGTGTTCAAGTCCACGCACAACCGTGACCCAAACACTTCGGCGCCAACGCCACATCCTCCGCTATCGCCAATGTGATGCCTGCGGTCATCGAATGTCTACCATCGAACTTCACTCCAACATGCTTCCCATCGACGCCAAACTCGACTACCTATTCAAGAGGCCAACCAATGACCCTTCCAGTAACACGTAAAGCCTACGAGGATATTTTCGACATCCTCGACAAGGCCTTGGAGGACCCGAAAGGAATTCGAATCCCATTCGATACCTCCGCCGAGGCCACGACCTATCGCATGCGGCTTAACAACGCTCGGAAGGTCGATCGTAACCACAACGCACGGATTTATGAACCCGGCGACCCGATGCATGGGGAGAGTGTTTATGACACCCTCCAATTCACCATCCGCATCGGCGACGACAAAACCCATTTCGTCTATATCGAACCTCGTTCCAAACACATCGCCGAGGTTGAATCTCTAACCGAAATCGAAGCGGAGGACTAACGCCTTGGCCAATCCATCACCTGACATCTACCTCGCCCTATGGGATCGCGCAGCGGAGGTCGAGATTGGTATTGCAATCAAAACCAACGAACCAACCAAGTTCCGCAACAAACTCCTCACCGTCGCTGCGGAAGCCAAACACCCGGCTCGAGAAACCATCATCACCCTAATCCCTGAGGGCAATGATGAAGTTTTCATGTGCCGACGTACTGCTGAACTTCCGGATTAAGGAGCCATCCCTTGAGCGAACCTGATGGAATGGTCCGAGCATACATCAACCTCCCAATCGAGGATAAAGAAACCCTTGCAAAAGAATACGGCCATGGCTGGTCCTCACGGATGCGGGACCTGATCCACGAGCATTGCATCTACCTCCGCCAACGTAGGATGAAGGAGACATTCGGCCATGTCGACGACTAGTGAACCATTTGGGCGCCAGCCTCAGCCAGTGAAGATCATCTTCGAAGGCGATCAACGAGACATTGATCGTTATTTCCGTGAAATTTATCGCAAGTTATCACTCGGCACATACGACAACGTTGAGCGTAATGGTAATGTAATCATGATCTATCCGAGGGCAGTCAATGACTAACACCCCCAACGACATCGACCTCCTCATGAGCGCCGACCCGCTCGATATGTCTGACGCAGACATCGACGCGATCATTGCCTACAATCGCAACCAGCGCGCCAAGCGTGAAGCTGCGCCGGGTGGCAAAGGTCGGGCCAAGAAAGACACCGCCGGTCCGGCACTCGATCTTGCGAAGCTTGGCCTAAAGGTCACCAAGCCCGGTGTGGAACGGAGGGATTAAGATGGAAGTCCTTAGCCAATTCCTTCCGGGAACCAAAATCCAATTCGCGTGGGATTCCACAACCATCGGCGCCCTCAAGACCTGTCCTCGGCTCTACCAATACCAATACGTCGACGGTTGGTCTCCCAAAGGCGATGCCATCCACCTTCGCTTCGGGGGCGAATATCACAAAGCCCTCGAAGAATACGACGACTTCCGCAACCAAGGAGACAATCATGAAACTGCGCTCCGCAATGTGGTCCGCGCTTTACTCGTACGCATTGCTGATTGGGACCCTGACACTTCTAGCCGCGCTGGTACTTATAAGAATCCGCGGACTCTCGTATCTTTGGTAATCGACTATTGCGACAAATTCTCCGACGACCCCGCAAAGACCGTGGTGCGGGAGAATGGCGAAATGGCAACGGAACTGTCGTTCAGGTTCGAGCTTGATTGGGGGCCAACATACAAAAGTTATGAATTACCAAATCACGGAAGTCCAGTTGAAGTTGATGTGAGTTACGGCCAGCCCTACATCCTCTGTGGCCACCTTGATCGCGTGGTCGAATTCAACTCCGACATCATGGTCATGGACCGTAAGACCACAACCACAACCCCTTCTGCATACTTCTTCGACCAATTCTCCCCCAACAACCAAATGTCCCTCTACACCATCGCGGGCCAAGTCGTCCTCAACATGCCAATCAAGGGCATAATCATTGACGCCGCGCAAGTTCTCCTCGAAAACCCCAACACCTTCGTTCGCGGCTTTACCTACCGAACCCCCGATCTATCCAAGGAATGGCTCGATGACTTGAAATTCTGGTTGCATTCTGCGGAGACCTATGCTACACTGAACTATTGGCCAATGAATGATACCGCCTGCGACAAGTTCGGCGGCTGTCGTTTCCGTGGCGTATGCTCTCGCGACCCATCAGTCCGCCAACGCTTTCTCGAAGCGGACTTTGTGCAACTTCCATTGGAGGAACGATGGAATCCCCTCAAGCCTCGGTAATTCCATCATGGTTACGTTGGCCTCCAAACTGTTGCGAAACATGCACTGGTTGGTCTCGAATAGATCAATGGACAGGTCGATGTAATCAATCCCCAATCTATTCCGGGGACATAACCGACGCAAGATTTCGCTGTCAATTCTTCAAAAGGAAACCCGACGAATGCCCAGCCTCGCCGACCACCAATCCAACGACTTCACCAAAATCCTCCTCTGTGGAGACAGCGGCAGCGGCAAGTCCGGATGCCTCACCTCCCTCGTCCGGGCCGGATATAAGCTCCGAATCCTAGACATGGACAACTCTCTCGACAGTCTCAAGACCTACGTCTTGCATGACTGTCCAGACAAAATCGGGAACGTGGAATTTCGCACCCTCCGCGATACCTACACCACTGGCGCCTCGGGTCCCACCGTGGCCAAGCCCAAGGCCTTTGTCGATGCGATGAAGATGCTCGACAAGTGGAAGTATGACGAAGTCGATCTCGGCAATCCTGCGGAGTTTGGACCTGACGCCATCGTTGTGGTTGACAGCCTAAGCTTCCTCTCCGACGCCGCATTTGATTGGGCCAAGGGCCTCAACCCAAGCGCCAAGGACCCAAGGCAATGGTATGGCTCGGCGCAAGAGGCAATCGAATCCGCCCTTGCCCTTCTCACCAGCCCGAACTTCTGCACCAACGTCATCGTCATCAGTCACATCAAGTACATCGAAAACCCCGATGGCACACGCAAGGGCTACCCCAACTCCGTTGGCTCCGCACTTGGCCCAACCATTCCTCGATACTTCAACAACTGGGTTCAGTGCGAAAACAAATCCGGCAAGCGTAGCCTAATCACCGGCGCGACTTCGATGCTTGATCTCAAAAACGTCAGACCATTCGACATGGCGAAATCCTATCCCATCGACACAGGTCTGGCAGATATTTTCGGCGTAATTCGTGGGGCGCCGAAAACCGATGAAGTAAAACCTAAGCCC